ATGTTCACGCTGGTTCTTTTTGTGTGCTACCTGGATGGCGGTTGTGAAGATATCGTGGTTGATGTCTACAAAACTGAGCAGCAGTGCCTGATATCGATGGACGATCAACGTATTCGTAACGGAGGGTGTTTACCCGCGGATGACTACATCGATAGTTTCTGGCACCCGGCCCAGGAATACAGCGATTTTTGATTATTGCAGTTGTACCAGCGTTAACTCGCCGCCAAATACAGCACCGGTATCAATATAATGCAGATTCTCGCGATCCAGCCGATGGCGCAACGGCGTGTGGCCAAACCAGAAGTGATCCGCACCGCGAATCCCACAACCGTTGTTCATTAGTCTCGAACGATCCCACAGCACACGCTGTAAATCGATCTTTTTTAGCCACTGATAATCATCATCCGGGTAATCGGCATGAGCAATAACGTGTATGCCGTTTTGACAGTGCAGCTCCAGAATCCAGGGTAATTGCCAACACTCTTCAAGAGCGAATTTCGCTGCCGGTTGCTCCGCCTGCGCATACCACGAGCCACCATTCATTAACCACATGAATTTATCCCCCGTCGCCAGCGCGTCCAGCGCCATCTGTTCATGATTCCCCCTGACCGCGACAATCCAGCGTTTACGCAATAATTTCAGGCAACGCAAACTGTCTGGTCCACGGTCAATAACATCCCCCACTGAAACCAGCAGATCCTGCCAGGGATCAAAACGGTACTGGCGCAGTTTAGCCATCAGTATCGAGAAGCAGCCGTGGATATCCCCAACCACCCAGACGTGACGCCACTGTGTACCGTCGATTCGTTGATAGATATTGTCAGGTCGTCCCATGTCGCCTCCAGAGTACAAGGGTACCTGATTATAATTTTAGCAATGATGGTAAAAAAGCCTGGACGATCGTGGGCAGGAGTATGGTATGGTTTATGGAGAATGCAGCATGCGATAAGCCGTGTTTTGCCCTGGATGGCATCGCATTCGCCACATAAAAAGAGACCGAATACGATTCCTGTTTTTTCCAAAATTATTTTTTATTCTTTATTTTCAACGCAATAACAAACCATTAGAACAAAAAACACACAATTAAAGGTGTGTTTTCAGGTACTAAAAATCATATAGTTAGCCAAAATTTCGGACATATTCGGACCGGTTTCGGACAGTTTTTCCCTCCAAAATTGAATGCGTTGACGCCAGCAAGCATAAAATAGAACAGATAAGCCGTACTGTTCAGGAAATGTTTGAAGAGGCTGATATGTGGCTGATTTCAGATTAAGGTCCCAATAATGCCATTTACTACATGTATTGGTGTTCGGGTGTAGGGTTCAAATCGTTTCGCGCAGAGCAATATCCTATACTTTCAGTCTTACATATGGCTGGAGGTTTCTATGTGTGGACGTTTTTCACAGTCAATGACACGTCAAGACTATCTCGCCCTTCTCGCAGAAGAAGCCGAGCAAGACATTCCATATGACCCGGAACCGATCGGACGTTTCAACGTGGCGCCGGGAACCAAAGTTCTGCTTCTGAGCGAACGTGACGAGAAACTCCATCTTGATCCAGTTATCTGGGGATACGCCCCCGGATGGTGGGATAAACCACCGCTAATTAACGCACGCTCTGAAACTGCGGCCACCAGCAGAATGTTTAAACCACTCTGGCAACATGGTCGCGCAATTTGCTTTGCTGATGGCTGGTACGAATGGAAAAAGGAAGGTGACAAAAAGCAGCCCTACTTCATTCATCGAGCCGATGGCCAGCCGATATTCATGGCGGCGATCGGCAGCACACCATTCGAACGTGGAGATGAAGCAGAAGGATTCCTGATAGTGACGGCTGCTGCCGACAAAGGGTTGGTAGATATTCACGACAGGCGACCACTGGTACTGTCACCACAAGCCGCTCGAGAATGGATGAGGCAGGACATTGGAGGGAAAGAAGCGGCTGAAATTGCGGCCGATGGTTCCGTACCGGCTGAGAATTTTATATGGCACGCCGTGACGCGTGCCGTAGGGAATGTGAAAAATCAGGGCTCCGAACTGATACAGCCAGTGTGATTACATCACCGGGCAATCATCAAACTCCGCGTTCCTGGCATCATTAATGATATACGTGATAACTCCGAATATAGCGGGCGCAGAACTGTAACCATCATCATCTGCTGGCAGCGCCTCCCTTCTCCCGTTCTCCAGATTAACCAGGTGGGGCTGAGGATGAGTCCGATATCGCTTGATCCTGAATTCCCCGTCTATCGCGCATATCAGCAGTGATCCATCATAGGCTGAAAGTGACGCATCAACAACAAGTAGCGCTCCCTGGAGTATTCCTTCCCTGAAATGTGAACGCGATGCCCGCATAAAATAAGTCGCTGCAGGCTGGCTGATTAGCTGCTGATCGAGGGAAATTCGTGCTTCAACATAATCTGCCGCAGGTGAAGGGAAGCCCATAGCTACAGTCCTCCGTTTGGATTGAACAGCTGAAAGGTACGGTTCTCCCCTTCCTGCGTTGATACATCGCGGAATGTTGTCACATACCACTCGATCCATTCGTTAGCCTGCTTCATCGTCCAGTTCCAGTTAACCTTGCTCAGCTCTTGGACAAACCGCTGTGTGGTCACGGTCTTCCGGCCATTAGGTTCCTGCTGTATCGAAGCATGCCAGGCCATTTCAATATCGCTGCGTCGTGGCATCAATTAACCCCTCTTGAATACCGGATAAAAACACAGTATAAATACTGTATATCCATCCAGTAAAGAGGCAATGAGCAATGTTCGTGGAACTCGTTTATGACAAAAGGAATTTTGATGGTCTGCCCGGTGCAAAAGATATCATTCTGGGCGAGTTGACTAAGAGGGTTCACCGGATCTTCCCCGATGCTGATGTCCGGGTTAAACCGATGATGACATTGCCGGCGATCAACACTGACGCCAGCAAGCACGAGAAGGAACAGATAAGCCGAGCTGTTCAGGAAATGTTTGAAGAGGCGGATATGTGGCTAACTGAAGACTAAGCACTCAAAAACCCTGATAAAAATCCAGGTTACCCGGGTGATGAATTTCGACTAATATCCATTATAAAAATGTGAAAAGAAAAGGAAATTCGTCAACTCCATGCCCATTGAACCATTGCGTGTAATCGAAATTATCAGGCGAATACCTGACTGTGCAACTGAGCCATTTCTCTGCAAATGTGACGATGGTGAGCTTTATGTTGTAAAGGGCATGCCTAGCGTTCCTCGGGTACAACTTATTGCAGAATGGGTATCAGCACACATTGGTTTGGAACTGGGTCTCTCATTGCCTGATTTTGGTACGGCATATGTAGACCGGGCTTTAACTCAGTATGTGCCTGAATGGCGAAATGCCTTAAACGAGGGTTATGCGTTTGCAACAAAATTTATCCCGGGCGTAGCCCCTATAACTTTTACCCAAGCCCACACTAACGTTGACGAACAAGACCAAAAGAAAATCTATCTCTTTGATAGATGGATAAATAACTCAGATCGTACCCTGTCACCGCAGGGTGGTAATGTGAATATTATTTTTGATTACCGTAACAATAGATATTACCTGATTGATCATAATCTCGCCTTCGACCAAAATGATGATGAGGAAGCTTTTGACTATCATGTCTATGCACCGCGGCACCGTAAGTGGTGGTTTGATATTGTCGACAGACCACTCTCTGAAGATGAACTAATCCGCACTAAGGAAATCCTACCTTTATGCGTAGAGATCATCCCTGATGAATGGTTGCCAGAGACTCAAGAAGAACGAGAAGAGTGTTTTTCTCGAATTGAAAAGCTATTGAATCGTAACGAAACAGATGTATTTTGGAGTAAAATCAAATGACTACGCCATGTCTATACAGCATTGTAAGATATGCGCCGTTTGCTGAAACTGAAGAGTTTGCAAACATCGGCGTAGTCGTCTGCGCACCTCAAAAACACATATTCCTCTTCCGACTAACTCAAAGTAATGACGCCAGGGTTACGTCTTTCTTCAAAGATGACACTATCTTTCCCTTGGCTAAAGATGCTGTTGCCAGGGAGCTGGCCTTTGCTCAAGAGCAGACAAAAAACGTTAAAACGGCCGATGATGTCGCCAATTTCTTCAGCTATTTGACGGCTAAAAGGGAGTCAATTTTTCACTTCAGCTCAACACGCGTAGTTCTGGCTGAAAACCCAGAGCAAGAACTACAAAGGCTGTATGCAAAATTTGTAAACCATACAGATTATAACAAAGAGCGTAGAGAAGAGATTCTTACCAGAGAGCTAAAAGGACGGCTGAATTCTTATGCAGAACTGCAAAATATTTTCCGTAAGGAAACATTCGGCGGGGATTTGATCAGGTTTTCAATGCCGTTCGTTGCCAAGCAGGAAGATGAAGTACTTTGTGCTATCAAGCCACTAGCGTTCGTCCAGCAGGAACCAGGTAAGATGATGGAACACTGCGACTCATGGGTATCAAGAGTTAAGCGAGCTGCTGATGAGAAATTGCTGAATCTAGCCAATGTTCTTTTTACTATTGATGGTCATAAAAATCCGAGTACCTCTGAAGCGAAAGCTATGGATGAGATTCGGAGAACGTTTGACCGTAACAACCTTGCACACTTTAGACACAATGATGAAAAGTCTATAATCGATTTTGCAAAAGCATCTATTTAATCGACCCGGCCTCTGCGCCGGGTTTTTATTTCGTATTTCAGATTAAACGCCTTGAACCGTCATATTGCTTAAGTACAATCCGCCGTGACTGGCAATCATTCAATACTCGCACTATCGAACGTTTGCCAGTCAGCCGCAATCATGCTCTTGCATACGGCGTGGTTGCGGCAACCGTCAATTTTGCTGGCTACCTTTCAGCGTCTCAATCACATTCTTTAGGGAATTGAGTTCAGACATCTGATCCTTCATCGCTCTGCCCATATAAACCATAGCGCATGCCATATCGGCCATAATGACATTATTATCAAGGGCAAGGGTATCGTCTTTGAGACCAACCTCAATCTGATGGTCAACATATTCGTTACCGGACTCATCCACACCAACAACGTCCTCAAAAACAGGTCCACCAGGCACTATCTTTACGTACTGCGGATCAACTTTAGTCAGATCCTGGGCAATAAGGCCAAAACGCTGTGTATCCGACCCCTTATACTTAAACATGGTCGGTAACCACTGCATGACACGGTCGAAACTGTCTTTCCCGTCCCGATATTGGATATCTTCTTTTAGATCGCGGTCTGATGTCGCATTCTTGGCGAACACGTACGATCCCTGCCAGTTTGACCCGGATTCGTTCCATACGTCAGTAGTGATATCACCAGACTGAGGATTGAATCTGAACATCCTGTGATATCTGGCATCGCCCATAAAATGTAAGACGCCATGTGGCCAGTCATTGGCACCATTAGAAATGAGTCCCAGTGACAGACGAGTACTCCACCCACCCGATGAAGAAGAACCACCAGAAACGATTGGAGCCCAGCCACCATCATTTCCACCAACAATGGCGGACCAGTAAGGGGTGGTCCATGGACCATCAACATCCCCCCAGCCACCCGATCCGCACTGTCCCCAGAAACCACGTGGTGATTGTATAACCCCACCATAACCAGAAAGAAAGTTGAAACGGTATGTGTTCGCTCCTGCTCCAAAACTATTCGCGATTAGAGCAATGGCATCCAGATAATTACCCGCACCTCGTATCCCGCCAAACTGATAGAACGAATTCCCCATCCAGCCCTGCAACTGGTTCATCATCCAGCCCTGTTCACCATCAACGTTATTCGACGTCAGTAAAATATCCTTCTTGACGCCAGCAGTGCTTTTGACGCCTGTACCCGACCCACCCGCCACCGAATTGACGCCACGGGTGCCAAGAACACTACCGAACGTAACATCCTGAGAGTTTCCCAAAGTGAGATTATCGCGGGCTGCATTTTTATCAGGCAGATCGGCCAGGGCCTGGCTTTTCAACAACGCATTATTGACCTGCTCAATAATGCTTTTCCATGATGGTCCGGTAAACTCCGAATTGTCAGGAAGCCTGACAGTAATATTGCCGTTCGCAGAGAATAAAAGTTGCCAGTTCTGTTTGTCGTAGTTCAGTCCACGCAGGGCTTCTGCGCTTTGTGCCACCAGCGCCGCGGTGACCATATTCAGCGCCACACGGGGAACAGCTGACCAGGCAGCGCCTGACTGTGTTGGCCCGGTGTAATTGCTGACCAGCGTCAACGCTGTACCACTTTCCACGGACTTAACCGGAAGCGTATAGGGAACGCCGCCGACAGTAACAACAATAAAATCTCCGGCCGCCACCTCTGTGGTGAATGACGTACCGTTACCGCTTACAACGGCAGATTTATTGGTGAGTGTAATTGTTCCTGCGGACATAGAATCTCCTGAACGTGCATAAAAAAACCCCGCCGAAGCGAGGTTTAATGATTTCGAAAATTTACTCTCTAAAACTACCACTTCCTCTGACAATGCTAATCATTGGGGAAGAGACACCGTATGTAATGGTTCTGATTGCCCCTGCAGGAATATAATATGTTAATGTTAATTCAACGGTTACATTCGGAGTTGTAACTCCTTTTACTGAAAACCTTACTGGTACAGTACCGCCATCACTTCTGCGGGTTGTCTTTTTTGTGCCATTAATATTTATAGTTACATCAATATATGAACCACTACCCGACACCATGCCTGATAGCAGGATAATATCAAATATAACCGTTTTTGATAGCGAGTCAGTTGCGCTATCTGTGAAATAGTAGTTCCGGGATATTGAGCCAATTAACGCTACAGAGCCGCTACTCTGTTTTGTTTCTTCCTGAATATCGTTGAATACATTTGCATTTATAATATCTCCGATAAAACTTTTAGCCCTTACTTTTCCTGTAAACTCTCCATCACTTGCATATACAGTACCTCTGACTGTTACATTATTGAATTCACTATTTCCATTTTTATTGATATGCCATCCTACCGAGCCAGGTGTATAAACATTCGACTGTATGTACTGCCCAATCTTGGCGTTATCTATGCTGCCATCCTGAATAAACGCATCGCTGATAAATACCTGACCGTTGATGACAGCAAACGGAGAATATTGCGTATTGCCGCTGCCACTCATCAGGACGAACTGATTAGCGTTAAATCCGACGCGGGTGACTACCGGCTTACCCGCTTCCGCCAGCACCGCGATAGACATCCCGGCGTTATACATCACACCGTTTATTCGAACCCCGGTTTTAAGGGTGTAAATTGCAGATGCCCCGGTCGCATCAACCACGGCGGTGAGCTTATCTTCCAGCGCGGCAGTCACATCATTGAACTGCGCCTGCACCTGCGTGGACATTTCAGCCATGGCTTTATCGACCTGCGCAATGGTCGTTTTAACCACCAGAATATCCGCGCGCACCTCGCCGTACTGCGCCCACTGGTGCTCCACGGTTGCATGGTTGGCCAGCGCATTCTGCAATGCGGCTTCGAGATTGGTATCAATGTCGCCAGTCAGGCGGTCACCGTCGGCAGATGTCAGGAAGTCATCAGCAATATCGCCCAGGTAGTCGTCAGCATTCGCATTAGATTCACCCCGAACCCAGTCGATCCAGCCTGATTCATTACCCGTTCTGTCTACCAGCTGCGCGCGGTACCAGAATTCCTGCCCCGCTTTTAATCCCAGTTGAGTGTATTCGGCAGAAGGATAAGGCACATCAGACAACAGCAGAGGATTTGATAAATCACTGTTCGCGGTGTACTGAATTTCCGTTTTCAGCGTGTCCCCGGTGTTAGCCGGGAATCCCCAGTTCAGGCGAATCCCCCAGTTGATCGGCGTTGTCGCAAAGCCGACAGGTTTTGGCGGATTTCCCACCTTACCCGTCAGCGTTTTTTCTTCGGAATAGCCCCAGCCAGAGGAAATTTCAGCGGCATTAATGGCACGCACACGCACGAGGTAGCGCCCTGCATAAATACCCGATACATCAAATGAGTTGGTGGAGCTGCGCGGCACGTTTACCCAGTTACCATCATTGCGGCGCCACTGTGCCTCGTAGGCGATGGCGTTCTGCGCCTGGTCCCAGCTCACCCGCATGGTCTCAACGCTGATATTCTGCTGAACCACTGAAAACGAGCTGATCACAATGTTAGCCGGCGGAGACTGGTTACCCGGCGGGATCACACTCACCGGCCGCTGGTCAATGATGGCTCCGGTATCAATACGGGCATATTTATCCGGATCGTGCCATGCGCCAGTAATCGAGAAGGTACCATCATTGTTATCGGAGACACTGACAACACGATACTGCTGGGCGTAAAGTTCATCTGACTCAACCACCCAAACAGCTTCGGCTTGTGGCGTCTCACTGTATGCCGTGGTGACTGTGACAAATTCCGCGTTAACCGCCTGAATAGTCCTGCTCTGTGACGCGCCGGAGGGAAGGTTGAGAATCAGGCGATCACCTGCTGCTGCATCAGCAACGCGGTCAAGTTTTATCACACGACCGTTAACGGCACTGATGCGGCCGCCCATAACTTTGCCGGACAGAAGCTCGTCTGACACGGCGATGATGTATCCCGGCTGCGGAATGTTTCCGTCCAGCCCGACATCAAACGAAACAACGCGATCCTTGTTGTTGGTGAGAATACCCCAGCGCCCCTTTCGGTTTGCTTCTGACTGCCTGGTACAGCCGATGGCTGTCATTTCCAGCTGATTAAATCCGTACCGTGCCACCAGAGGCTGCTCAAACACCGGCTCCATCGCATCTGCATAGGCGTTACCCGGATCAGACCAGGAAACCAGCGCCGTGGTATACCGCGTTTTTGTCGTGCTGCTGGAATAGGTAAAGCGTCCGTCGATAACGTTAGCGCGGGTGTAAGCGTAATCCACATCTCTCGGCATATCGGCAAGCGCAACAATCTGATCACCGCCCCAGTACGTCATACCCCGGAATATAGCCGCAAAGTCACGCAGCACAGTGTAAGCGTCATTCCTCTCCTGAACATAGACGTTACAGGTATAGCGTGGTTCGGTCCCGTTTCCACCCTTTCCATCCGGTACCGGCTGATCGCAATACTGCGACACCTGGTACAACGTCCATTTATCGATGTTGGCTGCAGTCAGGCGATTACCCAGACCAAAGCGATCGGTAATCACCAGATCGTAAAATATCCACGCCGGGTTATCAGTCCAGGCCCACTTAAACGCCCCCTGCCATGTACCGCTGTAAGCCCTCGTTTCAGGGTCGTAATTATCAGGAACACGGATCACGCGCCCACGAGGCTCACAGGAGATCTGCGGTATTGAACCGTTAAACTGACTTGAGTCGAATTCGATGTACAGCAGCGCGGTATTCGGGTAACGCAGTTTGGCGTCAATCACCTCGGTAAAACTCTGCAGCGTCATCGTGTCGCCGATCTTCGCGCTGTTTGCATCAGTGGTGATCTTACGCAGTCGGATTGTCCAGGTGCTGCCAGCCTGCGGTAAATCAATACGGTGGCTGCGCTCATAACCAGACGTCGTTTTGCCGGTTACGCTGGTATTGAGTACCGTCTGCCATGCGCCGCCGTCCGTCTGCAGGTCAATAGCATAATTGACCGAGTAACCCACCAGATCGCCGTCGTCCTCCTGTTTGAAAAGCGAGGGCCATTTCAGACGCAGGCGAACTGCTGAAAGCTGCGTATTGGTAAACGTGCGCGTCCAGGCTGTGGCGCTTGATACCTCGGTTCCTACGCTGATTTCGTTTTCGGTACCGGGAATACCCTGAATATATTTTTGCGCCTGCGTTCCTGCGCGAAACTCCCACGTCACGCCGCTGAAGTTTTGGGAGCCGTCAGCATTCTCCAGGGCCGTTCCGTCCAGGTAGATATCCTTGCCGGTTAGTTGCCCTGCAAACTCCCCTTCCCCAAGCGCAACGAGGATTTTTGCCTTCGCTACAGATTGCAGATCATCAGGCTGTTCGGTAGGGGTTCGGGAACTGGAACTGCCGCCCTTGCGGCCCTTTAACACTTTATCTGTAGCCATAATGCGCCCATAAAAAAGCCACCCGAAGGTGGCCAGAAAAAAGGTTAGTTATCTACTGCTGATCTTCGACATAAATTCCGGCAGAAATAATCGCTCCGCCTATCCGCCGGCGACCATAAAGGAGCGATACCGGGTAGCCTTGCGCCGCGGTGTTTGTTACACCACCGAATGCATATGATGCACGGTTATCTGCGCTTTGTTTACTGGAAAGACCTGATGGTTGAGGTGAGAGCATTTGTACAACACCACCTAATGCCATTGAAGCACCAATAGCTCCCACGCTAAATGCTTGAGCCCCTGATAAAGCAGCCATACCTGCCGGCCCAGCAATAACAGCAGCCGCCACAATCACAACACCAAGAATGGTTTGCAATAATCCAGCCTTTTTGCTGCCAATAATAACGGGAACAATTCTAATTATTTCTCCCGAGACTGGATAACCTAGGTCATCTATACCTAAATTTTTTTTTCCTTTAAATATCGCATACGTTAACCCGCGCCTTTTGCTGCTTATCATGTATTGCTCAAAGCCCTGAATAGTTGCAGCTAAAGCTCTGCCAGCTTCTTGAGGTGTTGAAATTATACGCTGATGTATTTTCCCAAATATTTTACCTAATACACCACCCAATTCAATCTTAGTCATGACTTCAGTCATTTTATCTCCGGCAATAAAAAAGCCGCTTAAAAGCGGCTTGGTCATAATCAATTCTTTAAAGGCAATCATTTACCCAATCTGCATACTTTTTGTATGGAGCATCAAGCATTGAGCTTTTTTTATACAATGAAACTTTTGACCCACTGCCAGCAGCATCAATATCAGCAACTTCCCATTGACCATCAAGATAAACAGTAAAACCAGTACCTCGCGGTTGCATATAAACATTAAAGACAGTTTGTTGCTGCCACTTTTGTAAAATGCACTGCGCTAATACAGAAGACGTCTTATCACTTGAAGCGGAAATGATTGGTTTAGTCGCTCGCAAATCCTCTATACTTGCGCACCCAGTTAAACCTAAAATAACCAGCGCTAACGATAACTTTTTCATATCCCTATCCCCTTTAGTTTTGCAAAAGGTTAGCACAGAGATTTGTAACGTAGAATCTTCATCGTCCTTTCCTGCCAGTAGCCACCATACGGCACTCGTTGGCTCAGGTGTCCGTACAGGTGGTGCAGCAGCATATTACCCTCCAGCAGAATTCCCGCGTGGTTCCACTTATCAGCCTGGACCTGCATGATCACCATATCGCCGGGTTTCGGTGGCCCATCGAATTCACGGAAACCGCATTCATACCAGCAATCCTGATAGAAGTTGTCCGGATAGTCGTTTTCCCACCAGGGATAATCCACCCGGTAATCGTGGAGCTCGATATCATGCGTTTGCCGAAAATAGCTCATTACCAGCCCCCAGCAGTCGAAGTGGCCAAGCACAAACGGTCGTTCCAACAGCGGCAGTTCTCCGCGGGGAGTAATGGTACGTAAATCGCCTTCCGGCCAGCTGGCGATATGCCACGGCAACAGCGTTGCATCACACTGGGCTTTGTCCAGTTCGCTCGGATGTGTTGTGGCGTCAGGATGACTGTGAACAATGGCGATCACTGTTCCCCAGTCTTCGGCAGCGGCATAATCTTCTGGCGACATGTGAAAATGTTCAGTCGGGTCTGCTGCGAGGTTACGGCAAGGGAAGTACCTCTCAACACGGCTTTTTTGCACCACCACGCCGCAGCACTCGCGCGGATATTCCGCAGCCGCATGATCCATAATCGCATTGATAGTTTTCTGGCGCATATCAGCTCCTTATCAAAGACGTGCCCGGGAAACCACCAAACGAAAGTTCGTTATTTTCGCCGAATCGGAGTTTGCAGGCCGTCAGCGTGCCGTTGCATTCATCCAGCGACGGATCGCTCACCGGGTTGTTGTTTTTATCGAAATAGCGGGTTCCGGCATAGTCGCATCCATCACCTGAGCGGTATTTGTTTCGGATACACCAGGTACAAAGCGAATGTAGCTGGCGCGTCGGGATCATCACCCCCTGCAGGTCCATTGGACTGGACAACGTAAACGCCACCACTTCGTTGGTTTCAGTGCTCTTGGCGTCAATGTAAAACACCTTCAGCTTTTCCTGCTGCGGATCCGCTGACGGGTTGCCCTCCGGATAGTTTTTCGCATCCAGATACTGCGCCAGTGTGTCATGAATCGTGACCTTTGCCTGCAGCAGGTCATCATAAGCAAGACACAGCGCCGTAATGGAACTGTCCAGGTTAGCGACCGAGAGCGTTGGCTGCGCGTTGGTCCCGTCGGTCGCCGTCTCAATACCCTCGATCTGGCAGGGCCAGGCTTTATATTCCTGCCCCTGCCACCAGATCGATTTCGCCGGTAGCTTATTTTCATCTCCACCAGCAGCTGCAATTTCATCGGGAGTGTGGGCAATATTGTGGGCGTGGAAGCGGAGAACGTCGGAAACACCAAATGCGGTGCCATCGACATCAAAAAGCCGGACAACGTTGCCCGGCTCAAGTTTCTGATAATCACTGTTTAAGCTCATGGTGCAAATGCCTGTTCAAACGTTGCAGTTACGGTTTCCACTTTTTTATTCAGGGTGACTCGCTGCAGACTGTTTGCCTCAACACGCCAGAGGGCTAAATCACCACCAGGTGGAGTGAATGTGAAAGACTTGGTTTTATGCCTCCGTAAAAATGAATGAATCTCTCTGGCTATTACCGGATCACCAGTAAAAGAAAAGGCATAATTTAGAACCTCATCGTTCAGGCCAGAACCACTAATCTGCTTGTATCCATCACCGAACTGAGCTGTTCTGACAGTATCCTTGCTGCTGAGAGTGGGTTGGCTCGCAGCCTGAATACGCCAGGTAAAGTGTTCTACAGCCATCACTTACCTCTGTTTGTTGGCGCTCCAGATGATTCCCCCCGGACGAATCTCCCTGGCGATACCATCACGAATGGAACGGTCGATCACTTTCTGATATGCCTTAGTCAGCGCATCACCACTGCCCTGCTGTTGTTTCTGATCGCCGGGCTGAGCAGTAGCGACTGAAACAGGTGCGTAAACGCTAACCCCACCGATGCCAGTCGAGGGGACCTTACCACCACCGACAAGACCGCCAGAGGCATACCCACGCATAAGTCGGTACAGGTTGGACACGCCGATACGGCTGGTAGATTCTTTGGTGAAAACAAACTCGCCGCGGTGAACAATACCGGCAGGCTCATATTTGCCACCGTGCCCGGTATAACCACCTACGTCATAGCCCGAGGGGCGGAAAGACGGTACCGCAAAAGACTGGCCTGACGCTGGCGCTTTAGCACCACCACTCACCCAGCCCATCGCGCTCTGGATGGTGTAGGCCACCAGCAGTTGGTTGATAACGGACACAATCATTTTGAGGATCGAACTGGTGAAGTCCTTAAAGCTGGCTTTGCCGGTTGTCACCAGGCTGGTAAGCTGGCCCGCCAGCCCGCTGAACGTTGCCTGTGAAATCTGCTGAACCGAGCTGAAGACGTTTGTCGCTGAATCCTGATATTCAGCCCAACCCTGTTTGGCACCTGCCAGCCAGTTTGCGCGCAGGGCATCTTCAGCCTCGAATGTCGCCCTTTGATCTTCAAGAACCTTTCGCTGCTCTGCCGGATTATAGGCATAGCTTTCGCTGAGACGCTTCAGGGTTGATTTTCTCCCAGCCTGCCGGCTGGATACCCCCTCTGACTGTGCCTGAAGACCGGCCCTTGCCGCACTCTGCTGCTGATGGAATTTCGCCGCCTGGTCGGCAAGCTGATTGAGCTTTTGCTGTTGAGCGACCTTATCGCCCAGGTCGGCCAGCTGCCGCTTGTACTCGAGCGTTTCTTCCTTGTGCGCCAGCAGGGATTTTTCCTGCGCCGTAAGCTGACGACGACCAGCAGCCTCCTGCAGAACGGTGAACTGATTTTCAGTCTGCCAGAGGTCCTGACGCTGTTTGCTTATGACGTCGTTTACGCTGGTATGCTGCTCAAGCGTTTTAAGCTGGGCCTGAAGGGTGAGAAGTTCGGCCTGCGCCTTTTCCTCTGCTTTGTCACCGGCTGGCGTTGAATAGCTTTTGCCTTTGGGGGTTTTTGCGTCCTTAAACTGCTTTTCAATCCCGGCCCGCGCTGCAGCAATATCCTTGTCAGTCCACAGCGTGGCGATTCCGTCTTTCGCATCCTGGCGGTTTTTCTCAATAAGCTGACTGAGCTTTTTCTCTGCTGAAGCCCGCTTTTCTGCCGCTGTCGCGCCGGACTCCACCAACTGGTTAAACTGCTGCTGGCTGCGGATTGCCTGAGTCTGCTGGTCCGTCCGCATTTTTTCCCGCGCGGCTGTCAGTCCTTCCTGGGCATATTGCTGATCAGCCAGATCATAAGCCTGCTTTTTAAGCTCCACCTGCTGGCGCGCGTTTCTCAGCCTTTCCGCATCAGCTTTCTGCAGAACGTTGTTACCGGCATAATCCGGGTCGACTTTAAGATTGCTGGACAGCGCACGGTACTCTTTCTCTGCTGCCTGCCATTCAGCAAAAGAGTCCTGGCGCTTCATCGCGGTGTCAGGATTACGCCCTACACCCAGCATCGCATCCCACGCCCCGGAAGCGGCATTCTTCACCCAATTCCAGGCTTTTTCGAGGGAGCCGAGATTGTCCTCTACAGCCCCCGCTCGTTGTATAACGGCATCAGAATATGCCCGCATTGCCAGCTCGGCTGCTTTCTGCGAATCCCCCAGCGCCTGAGCAGAAGAAATCTGTTCATACTGGGTGGCCGTCAGAAAATGCAGGGAATCATTGAGCGTCGCGACCGCGTTAACCGGATCATCCTTCAGACGTTTAAACTGGTTGATGGTTTCATCGACAGCCTGCCCGGTAGCCTGCTGCAGCCTGGCGGCAACATTGCTGACCATGCTGACATCATTACCGCTGAACGCGCCGCTTCCCACGACCTGTGCCAGCACACCTGCAGCGGCATGCTGCGTGATACCATTACCGGCCAGCGAACGCGCCAGCGCCTGAAGCTGACCGGATGTTTTACCCGCGTAGCTCCCGGTCAGGATTAGCTGTTTATTAAATTCCTCAGACTCTTTGCTACCGTCATACCAGGCTTTACCTAACCCGACAACCGCAGTAGCAATCCCCCCGACCATGCCAGCCATGCCCAGCCCGCGTAAAGTCATCAGCTGATCTATCCATCCGGCGCGGTTGGCCAGCGTAATACCCGAACCACGAAGGGCACCAAAGTTACCGCGCATGACTTCGCCCATCAGAACGCCAAGTTCCCGACGCGCCGCAGCACTTTGCAGACCCAGCCCGTGCGTGGCTACTTTAGCCGCTTCAAGCTTACGGATATAAACTTCTGCGGCATCACTGGCTCCAACCTGCGCAGCCTTCATTCGCAGCAGTTCGGTACCGGAGAGCTTTTGCTCTACGACCTGAGACTTCAGTTGACGGAGAAAACGCGCCCGTGCAATCCCTGCTTTCTCTTCGACAATCTGAAGCTCTTTCTGTCGGGCTGTCGTATGAGAGATCAACGCAAGGTAATCCTGCTGGGTAATATTTCCCTGAGCCCTTGCGGCACGAAAGCGTGCCTGCACATTAGCGAGAGATTGTGTTTCTCCGTTCAACTGGCGAACACTGTCTATCTGGCGAAAAAAAGATGCAGCAAGTTCATCCTGCCGCCTTGCGAGCACCGCCGCCTGGCCGTCATTCTCACGCATGCGCTGGCTGAGGTCTGCCACCCGGCGGTGTGTTTCATCAACGGATTTAGATACTTTTTGCCAGTTTTGAGCCAACCCTTCCGTGGCGTCTGCCTGGCGGGATTTGATTTCCGCCGCTGCAGAAGCACCTGCATCCCCCACACTTTTTAATGCTGCAACCTGTCGCTCTGAGGCGCGCTGCATTCGCGTTTGGACTTTTTCAGAGTCATCCGCCATCCCTGTGAGTTGGCCCTTTATACGGGCAACCTGCTCGCTGAACGTGGCGCTGTCGACATCAAGGTTGATGACCAGATCGCTAATCTGCTGGGCCATATCGGATACCTCCTGTGATCCCCTCAGCTGCGGCCATCAGCGTGTCATCATCCGGTTCATCATCACTGATGATGCTGCCGGAAGGAGAAAGCAGGCTGAAATGTGCGGGGGTAAGTTCCGGATCGCGGAAGAAAATAGAAGAGATGGAATAAAGCAGCCCGGAAAAATGCGCATCGAGCTGCGCGTCCTGAAAATAATGTTCCCGGTAGAACTGGTGCCAGTCGCCCAGCTCACCAGAAGTCATTCCAGCCAGCATGGCGCGCCAGTCGGGTCGCCCGAACTCGCGCGCCAGATTCAGGACAAATTTCAGCTCGCTGGCAAGGGCTTTTCCGCCGTAACAGCTTCTGCGCCTTCGGCCTCTGATGGGGCACCTGGATCGTCAGTGTTGTCATCATCAACCGGAACGAGCATGCCGGAGAGCAACTTAACCTGCATTTCAGCCTTGCCGATCGCTTCCGGCGGCCAGCCTTTGAGAACCTGCTGGTAAAGCGCTTCTTCGTCGGGACCTGCGGGGTCATTATGCCAGAGAGAAAGTGCGATCACGCGCGCACCGCAGCGGATGTTTGAACCCACCAGACGGGCAGTCATTTCCTGATCGCTGATGCTGTCGCTTTCATGGCCAAGTGTCTTTTCTTCCGCAGCCAGAAATTCAAGGTACTCAATACGCTGAAGCGCTGACAGTTCATTCAGCGTGGTGGATTCACCAAGGTAGTTAAATGTTTCTTTTTTGAGGAACATATCCCCCTCCTCAGGAAGCGGTGACAGTGACTTTGCAGACTGCAACGAAATTGCCGTCGCTGGTCATGACAATGATGTCTGCGGTACCGACTGCCACGCCCGTTACGGTGATCGTGCTGCCGCTTACAGATACGGTCGCTTTGGTCCCATCAGATGTGGCAACCCGGAACGAAGGATCCGATGCACTGGCTGGATTAACCGTCACATTAAGCGTGGTGGTCGCCGCAACAACGACGCTTGCCGTGGATTTATCAAGCGTGACGCCTGTAACAGCAATGGGCGCAGAACCACTTTCTTCAGCCAGTTCAGGCTTGCCAGTATTGGTGATTTTCGCTGTGCGGGTAATAACCTCTTTTGCCGGGATAGCTTTACCCAGGCTGCTGCACCAGCCGCGGAAAACGTCGACGGTACCATTCGGATATTTAATCTTGTACACCCGGACAGAACCATCGTTAAACCAGGTGACCAGTTCTTTCTGTCCCTGTTCTCCCGGCTTCCAAGCAAGCGTAAGTGATGTATCACCTGCCGATTTTGCACCCTGAGCGGTCGCGTTCCAGTCAGCGTCCTCATCGTCGAGGTAGGTGTCGTCATACGATTCGGCGGTCATTTCGCCCGGCGTGAGTTCCTTAATTTTTGCCAGACGACTCCAGTCGATATCAGAGAGGGGGTTAGCAAATGCGTTACCCGAGCCGGTGTACAGCCAGAGCGTGGTGCCAGCACCTTTTACGGGCGCCAGTGGATTGGGTGTAGGCATAAATACCTCTTACATTGAATACGTTAATGTGTACGTGAAATCGACGGAACCCCACGTGGCCATCTCATCATCCCGCTGGTAGTCGTAGCCCTGGGGAGTCATTGTTTCGATTAATGCGTCAAGACCCGGAATGCCCTCCATTGCCGGATATATTTTCTCTTCCATCCAGGAATCCAGCGCTGTGTCAGGGCTGGAGGCCTTAAGAAATACTTCGATGTGGAGAACGGCTTGCCACGAATCTTCATCAAGCGAATCGCCGGTGTACTCCGCGTCAGAAAGGTAAACAGCCACGGCAGGGAGATCCTGCTCTTCAAGAAAAACAGGGCGCCCGTCAAACCAGGTGACGGTGTCGGTGATATCGGCTTTCAGTTTTGCCAGAATGGCTGCACGAATTGCGCTGTGTTTGTTCATCGCTTCAGGTGGATCCTCAGTTGATTTTTCAGTGCTGCGGAAAGTTCTTTGGGCATATCGCTTTCAATAAGGCGCTTGGAAATAGAGGTGAATGCCACGGTGAGCGGTGTCTCAAGAGGAACTTTGACCACATCAATCGGATAACGGGCCTGACCTACGCGCCGCATGACCTGCCAGCGCCCGTTCTCCAGTTGTTGAATAAACGCATTGCGAAAGGTATAGGGTCCGATTTTAAGGACACTGCCCGATCCGTTTCTGGCCCCTTTTTTACGCGACAGCCGGACGCGCGCCGTGCCGAGCTTTATCGCGGGAAGATTACCGCGGTTGATTTTTATCGATGCGACCGGACGATCGTGGCGGGCCTTGCGTAAACGGGAACGCTGCCGGACCAGACGAACCGGAAGCCCCGTTTTCCGGTTATCATCCACCTTTGCCTCTTTCGCTACAGTTTTGCTGCCCTGACTTATCGTTCTGCTGGCCACACGGTTAAGTGCTTTCGCAGTTGCCTCAGGAACGATTAACCGGCTGAGGCTGTTGAGATTCTGAATAGCCCTTTCCAGGCCTTTAACCGACATCCCCCCCTCCTATTCGATAAAGATGCGCGGCTTACCGTTAAAGCGCTCGTGACGGGTCAGATGGAATTCCTCCCCCTCAAAAATCACCACATCATTACGGCGTGGCTGGTAGCCAGCGGTAAACACCACCAGCGACCGCCCTGTTCCGCTTAAAGGCCCCATTTCTTCCAGAAACTCAGCCGGAATAACAATCATGGGCTCCCCGTTGATGGTCGCTGGCTTGCCCATTTTGTTCACCGTGACCGCATCCATGCGACTGACAAGTCTGTCAAAGGGATTAGGCATTGATTTTCACGGCTACAATTGCGGAACTGGCAGCAGCATCTTCCCAGGCAACCCCGGCCAGATCGGCACCTGTCGCGTCGTTCTGCACTTTTCCATCTTTGATATGAACCTGCTCACCGATGGTGATCGCATCGGTAGTCAGCTTAGGCAGCAGGAAAACACCTTCGGAAAAACCGTCCCCTGTCTGGCCTGCCGCAATATCAGTAATGGCAATCGCCACGACTTTCCCCACCATCACCGGCGAACCACTCAGGATCGCAGCGCTGCCCGTGTTGGCAATCTCAATAGTTTTGCCATGCTGTACAAAATTCTTCGCCATAAATTCAGTCTCCATCCAGCCCCATACGGGGCCGAATTCAGATACAAAAAAAGCCCTGGTGGGCTGTGATGTGCTGCTTGAGTGGAAGGGATTATTTCCCGGTTGATTTCGCCATGCCGCGATAATCCAGAGGTGATACACCGGCATCGATGCGCACTTTGGTGGCAATACCGTCGGTAGTGAAGCCTTCTTGCTGATCGATATACGGAGTATCAACGCCGTTCAGGTAAGCCACTTCGATGGTGTCCGTGCCCTTAGCGGCGGCCAGATACCAGGCGCTGGTGTCTTTGGCGTCAAGACGCGGCTCCGCGATAACTTCAGCAAAGTTCTGAATTGGGTTCATGATACCGGCGTTGATATCCGCCCCTTTCACACTGGCAGATTTGATCGTCTGGTTTGCCAGGGTTTCGAGCGCGACTGGCACCAGCATGAATGCCGGGCGAATATTCAGGGGACGCTCACCCTCTTTCTGCAGACGCATCATCTTGCGCGCTTCATCAAGGCTGGCTACAGAAATCGCGCCTGCGGAAATATTGCCATGATCAGCATGGAACAGCGGCTTACCATCAGACAATTTCGCGTTTTCGGTCAGCACGGCATACACCAGGTCGCCAATCGTCCCTTTTGCTGCACGGCCCATCTTCATAGGTACATCGGTTAACTGATTCAGATCGTCGTTGATGATCGCCTGACGGGTAATAGAGAAGATTTCACCGTAGGTGGCCAGCGCGATGCTTTCACCTTTATCTTTGGTGGTCACATACTTATATTCAGCACCTTCGCGTACCTTACGCAGGGATGAGAAGCCGCCCAGACCGACACGATGCGCCGTTTTAAAGTCAGACAACTGGCCTTTCTTGGTCCACTGCTCAAAAGTTTCTGCTGCTTCCTCCCAGCCCTGCAGTAACGCTTTATTAGCAACGTCGAGCAGGATATTACCGAAGTCAGACGTGCTGTGCGTCAGTGCCATGCCGACCATTTGCATCGGGTTATAGCTGGAAACGCCGATGCCGCGTTCGGTCAGTGCCATACGGGCATATTCGCGCAGCGTCATGCCGTTATAGACGTTGTCCCGCTCCAGGCTCTCGAAGCCAGCGCGCGCCATCAGTGCCTGGCGAACTCCGTCGCCAACAAAGTTACCGTTCCCGGCGTAAATGTGCGCATCCGTGGTTTTATTCGACGGTGTGGCATTTTTGCCCAGCGCCGCCAGCAATTCATCTTTAGCCTGAGCCACTGTGCATTCCGGATCCGCGATGCATTTATTCTGCAGCTCATGATGCTTGCCACCGAACATCGCAAAGAGATCGTTAATTGCGTTAACACGGTTCTTTTGCTCGGCAAGCACCTGTGCACGGATAGTGGCTTCATCAGAAGTGGACGCTGGCGCTGGGGTCGTCGTTGCCGCCACCTGTGGTTGCGGTTGCTGCGGTTGCTGCGGTTCGCGCTGGGTAGTATTGCGCGGCGGGGTGATCATGTTACGAATGCTGTTTGGCATCTTTTCAAAGTCCTCAATACGTTTTGATTGAATACAGGCCATCGCCTGCAGAGATGTAGTGACCTGATCGGCAAAGCCATGCGCTAAGCATTCTTTACCATCCATCCAGGTTTCATCGTCCAGCATGGCGGCGATTTCATCGGTCGTTTTTCCTGTTTTCTCCGCGTACGCCGGGATCAGGACAGACTCGACCTTATCCAGCAGATCGGCATAATCCCGCATGTCGTTGGCATCGCCACCTGCGAATCCCCATGGTTTGTGGATCATCATCATCGTGTTTTCCGGCATAATTACCGGGTTGCCAACCATCGCAATCACCGAAGCCATTGAAGCTGCCAGACCATCAATGTGAACGGTGATCGCCGCGCCGTGATGCTTCAGGGCATTAAAAATGGCGATGCCATCAAAGACATCGCCACCGGGCGAATTGATATGAAGGTTGATATGGGTAATGTCGCCCAGCGCCTTCAGGTCATTCACAAACTGGCGCGCCGTCACCCCCCAGTAGCCGATCTCGTCGTAGATATAAATATCCGCTTCGTTGTCGGCGCTGGCCTGCATACGGAACCAGGAATTACTTTTTGCGCTGGCTTTCGGACGGTGGTGCGCCCGGTTCTTTGGCTTCGGCACTTGTGCCTCCTTTGTCATTGGCAGGGTCAGTGTCAAACACCAGCCCCATCTCTTTGTTTTCGTCGATCTCTGCCTTCCGGCGCGCCTTCACATCGTTCGGGTTACGTCCGCTGGCTCGGACCCAGTCGGATTCCGTTGCCGCTCCGCCCCGGATCTGTAACTTCCAGGCATTGGCCTCTTTAACCGGATCGATCCACGGCATAACAGGGCCGGAATACACTGCCGAGTACAGCGACTCCATATCCAGACCGCGGGGCAATTTAATCTCGCCAGCGGCCACCGCCATTTTCAGCCAGGAGCGGTACATTGGCCGGGTAACCGCGCCAATAAACCAGTCCTGCAAAATGAGATAGCCGTCTGTTGATTCCACCAGTTCCTGCCGCTGCGCGCTGTAGGTGCCGTTGTAGTTTCTGGCTGTGCTTGAAAAGCTGAGTCGGCTACCTGCTGCAACAGCGCGAAGTTGCCCATTTCGGAAGGTTTCAAGGTTAGGATTGGGCCGGTCAGATTTCACCATGCCGATATCTTCACCAGGTTTCAGATCGTCATAAATGATGCCAGGCTGAATCATCAATTCCCGATCATCATCATCGGAAGAACTGTTACCCTCCTCTAAGCTTTGCCCGTCCCCCTTTTTGATGTACATACCCAGCGCAGCAGCAATACGTGCGGCGGTGAGCTCAGCATCTTCATACTCTTTGAGTGCACTCAGACGCATCAGTACACCGGACAGCATCGATACGCCCCGGGTCTGGTGCAGACGGCGGACAAATTTAAGATGCAGCATGTTTTCCGCATCCACTTCTTTGGTATCAAGCTGACGGCCTGAAACGGGCAGGCTTTTATAAACCTGATATTTCCTTGGTCTGCCCCAGTTGTCGACGAATACCCCCTGATTAAGCTGGCTGGCAGCATCGCTGTTCATGGGAATAAAATCTGGTTCAAGCGCTTCAAGCCAGAAGGGGATACCGGCTGCTGGCGTAAGACCATTCCCGGTTCCACTGACAAGCTGGGCAAACACTTCGCCATCCCGAAGCCAGGTGCGCAACATCAGGCGCTCAAGCATCGGGCGGGTAAACTGGTTCGTGACATCTGGCCTGACAGACCATTCTGCCCATTTATTACGGATCTGATCTGCCAGCTTTTTGGCGATTTTACCGTTCATCAGTTTGGGATGGGGTTCAACAATAATTCCGGCTTTCCCCACCACCCGCTCTTCCAGCTTATCGAACACCCCAATCACCAGATCGTGATTGTTATCGAGCCACCGGGCCTGCTCCCGCAGTGATACCGCCCCCATTTTGCTGAGCTGATCTGCAGAACGGTTTTCACGGCGCCCTTTGTGCGTTCTGGTCGGGGTAACGGCTTCATATGCCCTGATTTTCGCGCGCGCCTGCAGACGGGCTGCTTTCCAGCCAGGCGAAAAGACCCCAATCGCATCATCTAAAAGGCTCATTCAAACCTCGCCAGTCGGTAACCGGGTCGCCCGCGGCGATGAGAAATAAGAGAAGAGAGACGACGCTCCCACTCCTGACGCCCTTTTCGGATTTCCGACAGGTTCTCCATCGTCATTTCCTGCCCATTGAAACGGATAGTTTTGCCATCCAGCACCGCCATTTCGGCTTCGGTATATCGCTGGATCATGGCTTCGATATCAACACGGTTCACAACCATCCTCCTGATGTACTCCAGGGGTTAGAATCATCGGTTACGGGCTTTTTCCGCTTCCGTTTTTTGGTGGGTACTGGTTCTGGTGTCTGGGATGACGCTTCGCCAGCTTCCGGCGGCGCGTTCTCCAGCCAGGTTTCCCGCCTCGCCCACTCAGGAGCAGCGGGCCATTTGATTTTCTCGTAGCCGTGGAGGATGGCGAGCGCATCTGCGTAGACCAGCAGGTCAAATGCTTCGTTTGCACCACGTCCCGGCTTACTCCATTTGCCATCGGTCGATCGCTCCTCATAGGTCAGTTCATCGTAAAACCAGCTGCCGAGCCAGTCAGGGAAATGCACATAGCCAGGGCCTGGTGAATCACGCCACAAAGCGTTGTTCACCCGGTCTTTCAGAGCATCGGTCTGGATCAAGTAAAGCGGGACATCACCAGAAGCCTGTGCCCGTCGGCTTGAACGTCCGGTATTATCAGGAAAGGTTCGGGAGATGAGTTTTGATCTGCGGACACTGTCGCCTTTGAACAGGTAAATCTGTTTTCCGAGTCCTTCACGACGACACTTACGCCAGAATTTATAAGCGTTGTCGGTCACACCATCCTCACCGCCGGAGTCAACGGCCATCGCCATCAGCCGCATACACCGGGTCGGATCCGATGCCAATGGCCAGGCTTTGTTAAACACATCGGTCAGCAATAAATCCCAGTCTTCCGGATAGCTTGCCGGGTCAATCTGCTGGCTCTCGCCATTGGCGTCATAGCGCATCGACTGCCGGATATTGTAGCGGTCCACCAGCCAACGCTCTCCCATGCTGCCGTAGCCAGTAACCTGAACAACAAAACGCCGGTTGCGCCCCGCCTGAACATCGACGGTCGCCATAAGGAAACAAACCCCGTCCGGAACAGAGCGCTTTGGTACAACCTCCGCACGCTGCTCAAGCAGTTCACTTTTGCGCTGTTCCATGCTGGAGCGAGGAAGATACGGACGCCCAAAGTCGGTATTGATTACCGTCTTCAGTGCTTCCTCGCTGCCGGTGGCCTGATAGTCCTGCTCGGCGGTAAGAAATTTATAGATGAGCTGCGCCCAGGTCTGATACGCGGCGGCAGGACCTTCCATCCAGAAGGAGGCAATGCGCGATCGTCGCCCTTCCCCAGTGATAACACCATCGTTGTCGATGGTTTGCCCATCCCGCAGCCACTTCCCTTTCATATTGAGCGAACGCTTCATATCCGCAGTGATGTGCTCTTTACAGGCAGGGCATTGAAGACAGGCTTTCTCGCTGGCCTGAACAGGGTCCGCGATATCGCGGTAACCTGTCATATTGTCCATTTCAGGCTGGAAATATTCACCGCAATGTGGGCACGGCCAGTAAAGGCGACGGCGATCACCACGGTTGTACAGCGCCAGAATCCCCGTTGAAGGAGGAGCTTCATGCGGTGAGCTACGGCGCCATTTTGTGTCACGTATGTCGCGGCCCGGCGAACTCTCAACCAGTGTCATACCTGACGACATGAACGTTGTTGTTCGCTTTGATGCCAGTGAAAAGGCGTCACCTTCCCCGTCAATGTCTTCCGGGAAACGGTCATAGTCGGTCAGTGCCACGCATTTATAGTCCGATGAGGACATGATATTGACCGATGGCCAGCCAATTTTCAGGTAGTTCCCGGCGCGAAAAGTGCGGTCATATACGTTGTTATCATTACGCCGCGGGCTCAGTCGGGATTTCACTTCAGGGCTGCAACGGAATGTACGATCAAGACGCTTTTTGGAGTGCTCGCGCGCCTTTTCCTCAGTCATCTGAATCAGGAGCATATCAGCCGGATCACAGACAACGTTGTAAACAATCCAGCCATCAATCAGACCAATGGTTTTACCCGTTCGCGCCGGACCAACAAACACTACCGCGTCATATTCACGCGATGCCAGGCAGTTCATCGGTTCAATCACGTAAGGTGCCAGATCCGGATCCCATGGAACGGAGTTACCCGCCCCCATCGGCACTCGCATATAAGTACTGACCGCATCGGCCACCTGCATTCGACGCGGGGCACGTAAGATACCGGAAACATCGCGGCGGATGCCTCTGGCGGATGCCCGCTTTGCCATCAGTCCTCCTCTGGCTCTTCCTCCTCTGCTTCAGCGTCCTGCACCCTCTCCGCCATCTGATCGCGCAGGTCATCAATAACGCTCTGCACACGAGAAACCGCAACAGGCGTTAATGCACAGTCACGCTCAAGTACATCAGGGAGGGTTTCAAGTACCATGACGACGGCTTTCGCCATCAATGAGAATTCGCGCGCCACTTCATCAGCGGGAATGAGCTGCCCCGTATCCTGCTCAAACTTGAGTCGCTCATTCTCAGCTTTCCAGTGGGAAAGCCTGTCCGATGGCAGCATGTCATCGATATTGGCTGACACAGTGGGGATCATCAGTTCGGTCAGAATGTCGGTGATCAGGTAAAGCTTTAATTTGCTGTTGCTACCTGGGGCCGGTTCAATATTTTTCAGCCTGGCAGCGACCGTCTGACGGTGTACGCCAGTGATCCCCGCCAGCTGGTTGATATTCAGTTTTAAAGTGGCAATTTCCTGGTCCATGATGGTGAACACTTTTTAAACGATTCGACATCTGCACGAAATCGCCTCCAATGAGATCAATAACCTGCGCAAATGATGATGATGACCTTAGATCCGAAAAACTAGCCGTTTTCCGCGAGCACGCCGCCCCGTGGCAGGCCACCCCGCCAGGAGGACCCATTTAATAATAATGATTATCACTTGCAATGGTGGGTGGCGGGCATTAAAAAGCCCCGCTTTTGCGAGGCTTATTCGATGTGATAGCTGAGTATCATTCGTCTTTTTTGATTACCACTTCTTGTGGTCTCATCTGCTGGATAGCACGACAGATGCAATATGGAATTACCGCCCACGCAACGCCCATTGCTGCACCAGCAGCCTGCTGAGGCGCACTAACAGCACCGAACACCCCGATGATTCCCTGCACAAACCCAATAACTCCGCAAATAATGCATACAACCCAGAGAAATTTCATTACCAAAACTCCTTTTATCAAAGAGCTACCATGATAATCCCATGAATTATTTAGTAAAGCATGAACGCAGGCACTCAGTGAATGCCTGTAGGGCTGATTAACACAGCTTTGTTCAAACGAAGTGAAACCATTTCCATATCTCCCGTAATGAATCTTTTAAAGAGTCGCCATTTTACGACTCACTAATGGGAAGACCTATTAGGCACTACAATAGATAACCTCAATTCGAGGCTATCTCCATCAGATCATACAGGAGATAAAAATGTTAGAAATATATGTTTTTAAGATACTTTTCTACAGTACATACCTAATCCTTGGCGTACTTGCGCATTGGGCAAAACTTGAGCTAACCAAAAGATATGAAAGGAAAAAATAGAAAAATAAACTTTCACTTAACCCCAGCCAACATGTCAGTATGTCTTTATGTTGCTGGTTTTATATTTTACCTTCCCTTACTGTCTGCTTAAGCTAGATTTCCCGCTTAAACCATCACCAAACCTGCTGTTGTTTGATTCTTTTACCGAGTCGTAAACGCGTTCACATGTTATTCCTGCCCGGTAGCTTTCGTCAGATCGCTCAGCATAGTATCGAGCTTCTTCTGCAAGGCGCCCGAGCATGTCGGCGAGCACTGCGGCGTCGGCTCCGGCTGTTTTGCTTCTGACGGCAGCGGCAAGATTTGCGGTGTGCTTTGCGGCGTCCAGGCGGGTGGCAAGCTTTGTTGCTTCGGTGCGCAACTGGCTAACAGTGGCAGACAGGCCAGCAGCAGTGGCAGCAGATTTAGCTTCTTGTGCTTGTGCATCTTTTACAGCCTCATCACGGGCAATTATGCGCCCATGTTCAATCATGCGGGCGGCGGTCTGCGCGTTCGCTGTTTGCGATGATTCCGCGCTGTCACGTTCCGCCCATTTCTTTTCCCAGCCGCGGTTACTCCAGGCATTTCCGCCGATGAATGCGACGGCCACCAGTAACGAAATGGCAATAAACTGATAGCGCAGACTCACTGGTCTATCCCCCAGCACGCCAGCGCGCTTTCCTGGTCTCGCCTTTCTACCTGTCCATAGCAGCCGTTTTTCTGGCCTTTGGTCAGACGACAGTCGCGGCCACCGTCTTTAATCCACCAGCGGATCGCTTCACAGGCGCCTTCACGGTCACCAGCATTTATTAGCTTATAGAATGTAGACGGGAAGCATTTTCCGGGACCGATGTTGTATGGGCAGAAAGACGCGATCCCGGCTTTCTGTGGTTCGGTCAGTGGTACCTTGATATTTCGCTCAACCCACGCCAGCGCCTTGTCACGTTCTATGGTGTTCACCTGGGCGCATTTCTCAGCAGACAGTTTCATGCTCTGAACTACTGGCTTGCCATCAACCATCGTGGCGCCACGGCATATGGTCCAAAGCCCGCCACCGTCGCGATATGCCGTCAGGCTGTTACCCTCTTTCTCATCCAAAAACTGATCGAGAATCACAGGTGCAGAAGCCCCCGCAAGAATCAAACCAACGACCGCTGCGCTCAGTTTATTCTTCAGCTTTGGTGGCATAGCCATTGCGACGATCCTCCCGTTCTTTCCAGCGGAAATACCAGTTCACTGCGCAGGTAATAACGGTGCATGCGATACCGACAATAATTGCCCAGTCGCTCAGGCTTAACCCTGCAATTCTGTCGGCCAACATCCAGGACACCTCTTTTGCTGTTTTAGCTGTTTCGGCATATGCCTTCGCTGATACACCGCAGCCGGCAAGCGTGGTTCCTGATCCATATGAAAGTCTGCTGTAAATGGTGCTCATTCTGGTCATAGCCTCACCTCCGATTTTTCGGATGGCGCTGTGTGTGATGAAAGGGTCAGGCTTCACGGGCTGGATTTATCAACAAAGCACGTAGTGAGTGATACCCGTGAGCCTGAAATGAAAAAGCCCCGCAGAATTGCGAGGCTTAATATTTGTGGAAGATTAGATCGACGATATGACAGGGGTACTGGTGCAATGCACCTCGCGAATACCCCTGTCGTATCGCCGGAAAGCAAAAACCCCGCGCTGGCGGGGTTCTCGTTATATTCAAATTGTTCGCTTTTCGTCGCTGCCATCGTGGCGCAGCTCTGCCAAGCATGAATGGATTATCTAACTTTCTGGGTAGTTTTCAATACCAGACACAAAAAACAGCACAAAAAATCAAAAACATTATTCCTCGCTTTCCAAAAGTGCTTTCGCTGACAGGTACACCTTTGCTCTGAAAATCTGTAAACACCACTTCACTCGCTCTCTGGCCTTTTCTTGTGTCAGCCATGGCGCAATCGCCTGCAGTTCCCGGGTTATGTCTGAGATTTTTTTTTGGGTGGTGTAATACTGAAGACCAACAACATAAACCGGATCGTTTATATCCAGCGCCTGCAGTACGCACTGCTCAACAAAATCGACATCGTCACTATGCAGGGCCTCGTCAATTACACTGGCGGGTGACTGGGGCCAGAGAATGCTGTGTGCCCTGTTCATTGCCTGCTGTCCACGGAATCCCTCTTCTCTCGCCTGATTTAACGCAACGGTGAATCGCTCGAGTGCCTTATCTGACCAGTTCCGTCCCTTAAGCACATTCCAGCACGCATGTCCTCGCGGCAAACGAGGAGCAGTTTTTCCTCCCACACCTTCTCCCCAGGTAGTGAGCAGGGATTTAATCCATCCGGACTGGATCCCCGTCAGGAGGATACATTTACCCAGCCAGCTTTTACGCGGCGCAGATGCTGCTTTACCAAGTGCTTCATAATGATTGCGGCGTTGACGTGGTGTCATCCTGTTCTTCTCCTTACGCCAGAACACCGAGCCCGTAAGCCCGGTCCAGCACTCTGATAATCATTACCGGCTGAGGTACATGCTTTCGCTCAAACTTCACCGGGTCGTTATGTAGTTCTGTATGGCACTGACGACACAAAGGGATCGCGAAAATATCATGCGCCTTCGTTGCCATACCTCCCTGCCCCCAGCCAATTAAATGGTGTGGGTCATCGGATGGTTTGCCGCAGCATTCGCAGGGCTGTGTTTTAATCCATTCCAGATATCGTGGGGCCGTCCAACGGATACGCTTTGGACGTTTCATATAGGTTTGCGGGGACTCAGGATCGACCAGAACACCAACTACAGGCTTAACCGCAGGCACCTGCGCTGGTGGCATGTTCACGGTTACTGTGCTGGCTTTGGCTGTAATGATGCTAGTGGCGGTTAGACCCGGTTCGATGTCGCATTCACGCATGACTGACTGATGATCTTCCGAAGGAATACGAAGCGCCCGACTGGCTACTGATTCGGGAATTGCGTCGGTAACACCCATACGCACCGCCCACCAGCATAGCTCCGCCAGCGACAATTCTCTGGAAGGATCCTGATTCAGCGCCACCATGATGCTGTTGATAATCCAGCTAATAACATTACATCTCGCCAGCTCTGCAAGTTGTTCGCTGTAGTGGTCACGCAAATGGTTATCACAATGCCCACACAGAAGAACCGATCCGGGTTCATGACGCAGAGTGGTTAACTCGTGATAATGGTAATCGCTGTGTGGCCACTGGCAGCAACTACCGCCATAGCGCAGAAGCCAGTAATCAAGACCACCAAACCCACCTGCGGCCTTTATAACCTTTTCATCCAGGAAGAAGGGCCACAGGGAGTCGTCACTGGCAAGCGGCTGGCGAACGTCCGGAACATGGCCGGTAGGCAACCGTTCCATGCCTGCCGGCTGGCTTTCCACCAGCACACGCTCACAGCTGAATAATGGCATCAGCTCGCTGCCCGGCTTGAGCAGCACGATTCCAAGCTCACGTGCAACCACGGGTTTAAGCAGCGCCCTCATTCTGCTACCTCCCCGATAATTATTTGTCCCTTCTCTCCCCATAATTTAGTGACGCGTGAATCCCAGATGTGAGCATCATCTTCGTAAATGGCATCCATCAGGGCTTTCATCATGTTGTCGAAATCAGGTTTTGTCTGGTGTGGTTTACCGTTGAACTCAGCCCGTTTCTTTTTGCTCCAGCTCGCTGGCATCGGAAGAATGAAAGTGACATGCGAACCGCTTTCCGGCAGCTCAACACCCTGCAGACGAACTTCATCACAGAAAGCCCGGTAACGCAGAACCTCGGGGCGCTTTTTCCATTTATCAGCGCGAGTCATCCTGGGCTTGCCCATTGGGGTGATATCGTAGACTTTCACATTCACCTCCAGATCCGTTGTTGCCAGGTTCTGTCCTGACGCGGAGGCTTAGATACTTCTGGCAAGAACGCGCTGATCGTCCAGTGAATGAAGTCATTATCCAGACTACGCTCGGTCTTAATCTGCTTTGCGTGATAGCGGGCTTCCAGTTCGTCAGCCTGCTCAGTGGTGAGTTGTGTATGTTGAAACCAGCTTTTCTTCATAACGCACCTCTGGATGCGGCAAAAAGAAAATCGCTGGCGTTAGTTAACGTCAGTATGTGGGATTGCTTGAATTGATCTTGCGCCATGGGGCTTTTCTCCTGTGGCGCAGCAGGTATAGGTTGTTCAGGCCTATGACGGGAGTGTAACAGATTTCTGGGTAACGCGATAACCAGCCCTTTCCAGCATCTGAGTAAACAACGTTGGTGTACCAATAATTTCATCATCCTGAAGAGGCATGAAAGACACCATGCTACCGCGACGGTACATCAGTGCGCGCTCACATTCAGGAAATGATTGCAGTCTGGCAACGATGACTCCATCGTGACATCTGATGACTGCGTAGCCTTTTTTGGGCAATTCTACTTTTTCTTTCACTTAAACTCCCCCATGCAAACGGGATCAAAGTAACACCCAAAATAATTAATAAAACCAGTCGTCAGCGCTTTCCCAGGTATCCTGGAGGATTGATTCAATTTTCTTTTTGTCGTCCTTGTCACCGCCAATAACACTTAACCCATCTGAACCGGCACGGCGGATTGTGAGCCTGCAATTGTCATAGTGATCATTCAGACGCTTAAGCAATTCTTTCTCCAGTGCTGGTACCGCGCCTTTAGGAAGTTCTTTCATGCGATCAATGGTTAATTCAACTTTCATAATGGCCTCCATTGCATATACTGTGTTTTTATACAGTATACCTATGCAAGGAAATGATCAACGATTTAAGAGCACAAATTGTTAATTTTCTGTCAGTAGTAAAAAAAGAAAACCCGCCGTAGCTGGTTGAATTAGCAGTGTTTTATTAATCCGCTATTTGTTTCTGCTGACAAAGCTCCGGCAAATTAGCACGCACCAGAGCTTCAGCGAACGGCGGAGGAACTTCATTAGCTCAAGGTGGCGAAGAAGGAAACCGCCAAAGTGGAACTTCTGCTTAGATGATTAGAATAATTTATTGATAGAGGATCAGTGAATAAAATCAGTTGGGACAGGTGTGACGCCGGATGAAATAATTAACTCAGGAAGCTCGCTACCATTCAGAGTTCTACCCACGCCTACAGCGTATAATTCACCGTTAACCGGTATCAGATGCACATCGTAAGAACGGTGGGCCCCAGCTGAAGGTGGGGAGTTGTTACTACCAATCGACGCTTCGAAAAAATTCAACCGCTGCTTAAGTTCAGTATCCTCATAAATTTCACCATCACGTCCAAAGCCAACAAGCAAATATTTGATCATAGCCATGCTAACCTCAGTTCCAAGTCGTTTTTGACCTTCAATCGCTACCTAGTGGGTAACTCCCAATAACTCAGGTATAAATCAGGAGCTTTTGCCCTTAATCTCAAGAACTTTCCTTGCCTTAGATGAAGAAATCAGCACTCGATCAAAATTTCAATTTTTTTTCTCAATTATTGACATCCCTGCCAGGCCTTATAAGACGTGCACTTAGCGATTCTCACCCTTTTGCAACCTCAATTTAACCTCAAAATCAACTATTGTGCTGAAAAGAATCCCTACTACAATGGGCATCAGGAAGCAAGATGTAGCCAATGGAAGACTAAAAAACGCAATATGTTGCGTTTGGTTGGAAGGTTAAATGCGGATATGAAAAACCCGGCTGATTAGACCGGGTCTTCAATCGGTAATAGAGTTACAGCTCCGTTACCGTGCCGTAAAACACTGGCGACTTGGAGTAGCTTAATCAAATGCAGCGCATTCTTCAAGTAACCAGGAACGCCCTGAAGCACTCTGGTACATCCAGTAACAACTTAGGGACTGATATAGCTGTGAATTTTTAGTCCGGGTTTTTGGTGATTCTTAAGCCCCACCCCAACAATTAATCGTGCCGTAAAACACTGGCGACACAGTGAAAACTGCAAAGGCAAGCCCATGGGTGTTTGCAGCTAGGCGCGATAAAACTAAGAGAGTCCCATAATGGCTGACTTACTTATCAAAATCGTACCTCCGATTATCGTGATTGTTACTGCGATCATTGAGTACGTAAACCAGCGCCCGTAAGCATGGTATAAACCAAAGGCCCAGAAATGGGCCTTTCCTTTTACGCAGCAATTCCCCTCAGGTTACACATCTCAGGGAGATTAGCTCGCACCAAAGCCTCAGCAAACGGCGGAGGGACAGCGTTACCGCAGCGGGCAACTTGTTTATCTTTCGCATACTTATTGCCCCGATAGTCCTGGTCGATGATATACCACTCAGGGAAGCCCTGCGCGCGGTATAACTCGTGTGGCTGCAGCATGCGCATGCCGATATCAACGATGCGGTAAGTTATGCCGTCAACGGTTACCAGCCCATCGCAATCCTCGCCGCAGTATTCCCGCAGGAATGCCAGCGTCATCTGAGCGCGGTGCTCATCAAACCCATCAACTGCCAGCGTGGTTTTCACCTCGCCAACGTGCTGGCCACCTGCGGTGACCGTCGGCATAGGTTCGTTTGTGTGCTGCCCATCACGGCATGTTCCGCGCAGCTTCACCAGATGCGAGGCTACGACAGCATGGTGATCGACGGTGGTTTCGGTTCAGGCCATTCTCGCTGCTTGTTTACCGCCAGCTTTTCTACCATCGCCAGGGTAATCTGCTCGTCACTGATACCGGTACGACGCTGCGCATCCCATAACAGGAATTGCATGTCAGCCCATTCGCTAAGGTCGCTTGGTTCAGCAGCAGCCTCGAGTACTTCTTTGGAAAGGTGCTTCAGCGGACCAACTGGGCCGACATCGCCGAAAGTGGACTGTGACCATACTGAATGCTCACGGCGTACCAGCTCGCGAGCAATCACCACAGCAATCACTTTCACAGCATCAGCCATTGCGTAGCCTAGATTTCCACCGTCGCTTTGTGCTGCTGCTTTGCTGAGTATTTCGCTTATCTGGTGCAGGCGATCGAGTGATACAGGACCGTGCGCCGGGTGGTTGTTAGTTGTCATGCTGCGGTTCCTTCTGATTTGTTAACTATCACACCGTCATAGATTTCATTGAGATGTCCACGCAGCTCCATGCGCCGCAGAGCAGATAGCATGTAATCGCATTCGACCTGCTTATTTCCTGTAAATGGCTTATCTTCAGGGTTCCCCCAACAACAATTACCCTGCGGCCATCCATGCACTTTGCGGACCCTTCCGTTAACCACATGCAATAAACCCCACCCATCAGGCAAATCACTAACTTCGACAATTCCTGGTTCGCTGATAAAGAATCGCCAGTCACCCATCCCCAATTCCGGTTGCTGACGAAATCTCTTTTTCCTGTCAGCAAGAAGGTCTGCACGCGAGCACTTAGCTTCGATTAGGCAAGATGCAAAATTTCTGAAACCCATAGCATCAGGCTGCTCACCTGTGCTTGTTACCGCAATAAATCGATCATGAAAGCAAACCTTGAACCCATTGCGCTTAAGGAATGAGTACGCTATTTGGCAAAGTTCGTTATGAGTTAATGCCATCTCAATTCCCCTTCACGCCAATGCCAGCGGCGCGGATTTCGTGAATAGCGTTGTCATTACCGGCACACCACCCCTCAGCATAATCCCGGCTGAATCCGCTCATGTGCATGACTTCACCAACGCTGCGTTTTGGTAAGTTGACAGCCCACGCCTCCAATTCAGCTTTCTGAGATTGCAACTCTACGATCCCCCCATTCACAATATCGCTGGCTTTTCCCACTACATTCATCAGTTCATTCATTGCTGCCAGTTTTGATTGCAATAATGCGCATTTTTCCTCTAATTCTTCGTATGATGGTTTCATTCTGGCATTCTCCCCACGATATCTATTACCCGGCGCATAACCGCACTTCCCCGAAAATCTGCTGGTAACTCAATCACAGGCTTACTCGATCCGTATGAAAAACGTTGGAGATCGAAATCAATCACAGCCTTTTGGTCCCTGAACAAACCAAGACGACCGTAACGAATGAGTTCGCCGCGTTCAGCTGCTACGCGGAAATACTTCTCAGCAGTCTGACGATGCAGCGACAACATCTGTGATGCCTCGCTAACGGTTAAGCGTCCACGGATTTTCACCTCTTCGATGATCACCCGGATAAGTGCCGCCTGCTCTTCTGGTGTGTTTGGTCTTGGCATGCTGATCATCTCCGGGCCATACGCAGGCATTCATTACGTTGCTGTGCTATACGTGACACTTCAGCTGAACTACGGGCAATGTCTAACATGTCGGTATATACTTTTGCCGCGCGCCGCCAGAGTCCTCGGGACTTCAGGTCTTTCGCCATTTTCTCTGCTAATTGCGTTTCAACCGGGTCACTTTTCTCTTCCATGAAGGGCAGTTTTACGTCAGGTAATTCGGCATCCGGAGCGATGTTATAAACATACTGAGTTCCGTTGTGAGTACGCAGGACTGTGCCGCTGACAGTCAACGTGCGCAGAAACTTACCTGCGGTACCGGATGGAATATCCAGCGCTTCACACACATCACGTAATACGCAGTTCGGGGTATGGCGTACCACTATCGCTACCCGATCTTTCTGAGAGATTTCTATGGTCATTGGTCAATACTCGTTTTAGTTAATTAAACCTGCCGCTTTGCGGCGTTTGTATTCTTCCATCAGTAATTGAGCTGGCGTTGGTCCTGCCGGATGGTGCGGCGCCGCCAGTTGACGTCGAATTGGTGGCACACTTAGTCCATTGCCAACATGCTTCGACCACTTCGTAAGTAACTTTTCTGCCAGTCGTTTCAGCTCCCCCTCTGTCATCTGTCGCTCTACACCCGTTCTGCGCATTTCGATGCAGATGTGATACAGCACAGGCTGAGGCCATGGATATTTATCGCTACCTGAATACCGATATGACTCATTGCGCCAGCGCCGGTATTCCGTCATAACCTGCTCCGATGTCAGTCCGAATGGATTCGCTCCACTCTCTGAAACCAGAGAAACAAACTCAGCCAGGTCAGGCGGCCATGTATTTCCCATCGCGCAGCGCTCCATGCATTGCTGACAGACCAACCTAATTTGCTGTTCAGTCATCGAACCTATCTGGGCTATCCAGATAGGCGAAGGCTCCGCCCCGTTCTTCTGGGTCCATCGGTTCGAATACACCTCCCCCATGACCTGCCACAGACGCCAGGCTGTTTCCGTCGCCATCAAGTCCATTCCTGCGGCGCCACTCTGCGTGGGCTGACTGAATTTGCTGAACTGCCCGGGATGCTGTTGGTTCTGCTCCTGCTCCCACATGACTGTTACCTCCGGTTTCTGGTTTTACCTGCGTTCTCACCCGGGCTACATGTCGGGCAAATTTTTGTTCCCACTGGATTTGCGTAAAAACTTTCCCTTCCGACTCCCAGTACGCAATGAATTCTGCGAGTTCAGTCAGAAGGTAATCTGGTTCAGGGAGGGAGATCCCCCACGATGCGGCACGCTGTCGGAAATCTCTGGATGGGAGCCAGCTATCTGCCATGCTGAATTTCCCGATCGGCTCATCAACACCGTCCAGATATCGGGGCATGGCCGGGGGCGGCAGTTCCTCCCCATTCGAATTTTTCATCGCGCACGCGTTAAGAGAGGGGTTTAAGATCTGTTTACTGCTAACTGCTTTCTGGATACCTGATGGCAAAGGTTTAGCCAAAGACTTAGCCTTATCCTTAGGCAAGGCGAAAGTCTTATCAAAAGCCATCCCCATAGCGTCAGAAACCCCGTAACATGCGGCTTTGAGAGCTTCATATGCTTTATCTTTCAGTGAACATTCAGGCAGTAATTCAAACGATCTCGCCCATGATTTGATCACGTTCACTGATGCTGGCGGGTTATGTTTGACCGCATTAGGCAACCAAAAAACTCTGGCTTTAAGGTCGGCTTCCACCATACCTAACGCTATGGCTTCGCCTAAGGCTAAGTCGAAGGCTTCGACATCCCAGTTTAATTCTTCAGCCATAGCAGCCCTCCCCGCCTTATACAGGCCGGGGATGATCCCCGTGAATGGACCTGTAAGCAGGTAAATAAACAGACTCTGCCCACTTGGCGGGAGTGGTGATAATGCTCGAAACTTCGGGTCATCCCACATGGTGATCTTCACCTTACGGTAAGGCTCGTTATTAGCCTTACTCTTAGGCATGGCCTTAGCCAAAGGATTAGGCATACTTCACCCCGCGAGTTGCAGTAATAATGGTCATTGGTCAAAACTCGATTAAAACAATTGCGGCGCTACGGCGCTTATACTCGCCAGTAGTGGTCCCGCCGCGTCAGCAGGTAACATGTTGAACAATGCGATTGCCGCCTCACGAATTTCCTTCTCGAGCTTTTGTAATGGAGCGCCAATTAACTTCGCATGGTGTGCCTCACTACACTCTTTGATAGCGTTCGCCACCAGCTCCGCTTCTGTGCTTGCATTACTTAACCCGTGCTTTCTGGCAATCTGAACTGGCATAGCGCTGATGATTGAGCCTGACAGCCGCATAACGTAAGACGTGTACTTTTCTGACCCTCCTTCGTTTTTCAGATATCGGAATAAATTCTGTTTATTAACAGCAATTCCGCGGCCATCTGCCTTGGCCCACTCTTCAGCCACCAGCTGAGCTATCCGTTCCTGTGCCTGTCCTGGTAACGTTGATTCCCATTCACGAACGGCAGCCAATATGACGCGGTGCTGAATGCTGTCACGGCGCTGGGGTTTAAAATGATTTTGCGTTTTCAACGGAACAGCTAAGCGTTGGCTATGATGTTGATATGTTACTGATTGCATGATTAAGCCTCCTTTTGAGGTAAACCATCAGTGGGGTTTGGATAAAGATCCGGTCTGATTTCGTGTGGGGTGACTTTCCAATTCAGCGCCCTGCAGGCGTTTAGCACCTCTGTGCTGGCGACTTGAGTGCGAAACCAGACTGAAACTGTCTGTGAGTTTTTGCCTAAGCGGCGAGCCAGTTCTGATTGACTGCCACACAGTGAAATGATCTTCTTTTGAATGTTTTCGTTCATACGATCTCCTAAATTCCGTACCACATATTTGATAAAATACTTATCAATGTCAAGAAATTTAACTGGCCACATTTGAAAGGAAACTTTGTATGCTTGGCTATTGGTTAGATTTGGAACTGAAAATGAACTTTGAAGAACGTTTGCAACGAGCTCTTGATGAGGCTGGCATGTCTCAATCTGAACTGGGACGTCGGATAGGTGTTAACTCGCAAACCGTTAGCCATTGGTGTAACGCAGGTATTTTTCCGCGCAAAGAAAAACTCATACTCTTGCCCGAAGCGCTTGGAAAACCGCTTTATTGGTTCTTCATGACCGATGAAGAAGAGGAGCACATTGTTTCAGTTACACAAAGTAAAACTGTTCTGAACCCACATCAGTCTGCTCTCCTTGAGGTATTCGACCAGCTCCCTGAGGCTGAGCAAGAAAGGTTTATATCTTTAGCAAAAACCAGACTAGAAGAGCTCGATGCCTTCATGGCTGAGTTTTTACGCAAACGCAAAATTGATCCTCAACGCTAGTTTCTAAATCTACGTTGTTAAGGCCGCTAATAGCGGCCTTTTTTACGCCCGAACACGCCTCACTTCTGATAACCCAAACACATCATGGTATGTAATTTATCAATTTCATCTTGACGTCTGGTATATTTATTTGTAGCCTGATTTTAGAAAATCAGTCATCAAGGCAGGACGCCCACGAAGTAGCTGCCGGCGGCATACGAATCACCGGATGAGATGGCAGGCATTAACACGCAGCAGGTTCAACGTTCCGCCAGCCTGGCGACAAGGGCAACACAAGAGGATAAATCCATGATCGATTTCGCACGTAAACCAGTGCGGTGTCAGGCCGTACATCTAAACCGCATTGAAGTAATCATTCGACTGATTTGCTACACGCTTGCCCAGAAGGGCGATCCGTCTGCCGACCAACAGACTGCAGTTCGTTCATAACGAGTTTGACCAATGGCTGTTGCCAGCATCAGTAAGGAAGTGACTATGGAGTTTGGAATGAAACGTGTGGTGGCATCTGTTCAGGTGGTTGCCATCCTCAACAGGATTTACAACGGCAGTCCGGTTTCCATCGCATCTATCAGTAAAGAATCAAAGCTGTCTGTGTCTTACCTGGAGCAAATCTTTTCGAAGCTGCGCAGCAGTGAAATTGTCACCAGCCAGCGTGGTGCTGGTGGCGGATACCACCTTAGCAAAGCAAACCCCAGCGTGGCTGACGTCGTTCGCGCCGTTACTCACACACCTGATTCATTTGAGCCCGTGCTGAATGCTCTGGAGTGGGTCCCCGTCGCACAGCTGGCGCAGGGAAAATCCCCTACCCCATAAAGCACAAAACCCGCGCAAGGCGGGTTAAGTACCCGGTCAGCCGACCAAAGCTTTCCGGAACGAGTTTTGACCAATAACCACTACCTTAGGCGGCGATCATCAGCTGCCGGGTATCTTACAATCCTATGGAGCCCGAACGCAATGTTAACGTATGCGTATCTTATTAAAGCCAAAGCAAAAGCAACTGAGGCAAAAAACCTGTTTTGCTGGTTCTCTGCGAAATCAGATTCCCGTGCAGAACGCGAAATCCTCAATATTCTCGAAGACAACGGTATTGCCGTCGGACGTGGCGCCGACTATCAATTACCTGTCCGCACCAACTGGTTTGTTGTTGACGATCTTCCTGAGGAAAGCACACTTGATGACACATGGTGCGATCGTTACGAACTGGCAGAAGACCAGCAAACGTGGCAACTGAAACAGAAGCCTGATAATGAAAATCAGGAGGCTTCCAGCCAGCAAAAACCTGAAACCTCCAGTGCCAATGAACCCACCAGCGATGCGCCAGCATTGCTCCGCCCCATATCTCGCCTGCGCCTGTCTCAGCGGCTGATTGCGCACCTGTTAAATGACGGTGAAGAGAAGGAAATCAGTGAAGCGCGGCACGTCGAGATCGGACAGATGGAACTGGACGATAATGATCTCTATATACAAAACCTGTTACTGGCCGTTGCAAATGTGCCAGCGGCGAAAGAGCTTTCTGCTCATGTCGAGTGGAACCTGGCAAACACCATAAAAGAAGTCTTCGACCGTGAGCAGGTTTATACCGTCGCTTCATTTGAGGAATTTATTACCGAATGGATTACGGAACCGAAAATGCGGACTCAAACCGTGCAGGAGTGGATTAACGATAAGAAAGCACGAATTGTGGGTGATAAGCCCACCGTTCCACCTGTAACGCCAGAACTCATTACCGTTGCGACTCTGCCGCTACGCCAGCGCCTCTTAGCTCAGTTTATTTCTGAAGAATATGCTTACCATATTGATACTGAGCAGAAGAAAACCATTCAGGAACTTGAGCTGGATGTGGATAACAGCTACGTGCAAAATCTGCTGCTTGCTGCCGAGAATGTAGAACCATTCAGGAAAGCGCCAGAGATCGATATCTGGAAAATTGTCAGCGCGCTGAAAACTATTTTCCCTGTTGATGGCAAACGAGTAGATCTCTCTACCGTCATTCATTTCTTTAAAACTTGGTTCAATACTGAACACATTGACCGTGGGTTGCTGGTTAAAGAGTGGTGTAAGGGCAATCGTGTGTCGCAGATTCAGCGCTCTGATTCCGGAACCAACGCTGGTGGTGGCAATAAGACCGATCGTAACCCAGAACTTGTCCACACACTGGAAACTCTGGACATTGATATTGCGCTGGCCACACTTCCAATGGATTTCAACATCTACGATATCCCGGGTGGCATTTACCGTCGTGCAAAAGAGATCATTGCTAAAAACGAAAGTCCGTTCAAAGAGTGGTCCGCCGCTCTGCGCAAACGCGCTGGCATCCTGGATTATTCCCGTGCCGCTATTTTCGCGCTTATTCGCAGTGCAGAAGAAAACACTCACCATTTCCCGGAACTGCTGAGCCGTTACATCAATAAGAACCTGACTGAAACCGACCACCAGCACCCAACTGAAGAAATCCTGGCGGCAGCCGGTCACGTGCCAGAAAAAAGCTGGGAAAACGAGATTAACGAGAAAGTCACAGCTGAACAGAACGCTGTAGTCGAACAACCAGAAATCACCAACATGGGCAACGGCGTGTTCTCCATCGATGGCCTGATGGGGAACCAGCAAGCGCCAGCTCTTTCTATCGTAGACCAGGTACGCCAGCGCGCCGTCGAGGATAAATTACATCATGCCAATACAGAGGAAGCCACCAGCGATGTGCAGATGGAAGAAACTGACAACAACGAAGTCAAAGCTAATCCTGAAATGTCTCAGAGCGAAACAGCAGTTTTGCCAGTTAAAAGCGCTGATGCAACTGGTGACGCGTCAGCTTCCCTGAATAATGAACCCGTTCACCATATTAATACGGACCCCCTGAACGCTTTTTATACCCACCTGATGGTTGATATGGAAACTATGGGCAACAGTCCTGATGCCCCAATAGTCTCTATCGGCGCTGTATTTTTTGATCCTTCAACTGGTAACACTGGTGCCGAGTTTTATCGGGTTGTCAGTCTTGAATCATCGATGTCGTTTGGGATGAAACCGGATGCGTCGACAATTCAGTGGTGGTTGAAACAATCATCTGAAGCCCGCTCTGCCATTCTTGTTGATGAAGCTATGGGGCTGCGTGAATCCCTTGAACTTCTGGCTGACTTTATTGCTGAAAATGCTGCTAACGGTAGCCACACTGTTCAATTATGGGGTAATGGTTGCTCGTTTGATAACGTCATTCTCCGCCGCGCGTACGCGTTAACAGAAACTCCCTTCGCTGTTCCGTTCCGGAATGACAGGGATGTAAGGACCATGGTCGAACTGGGTAAATCTGTCGGTATCAATCCACGCTACGACATCCCGTTTGAAGGCGACATGCACAATGCACTTTCTGACGCCAGACATCAGGTCAAATACGTCTCTGCAATCTGGCAACGTCTGACCGCAAACTGATTATTGAATATCAACCAGTGCCAGCTGTTGCGCGTATCGTAATGGCTGGCTATCGAGGTGAAAGTGAAACTTGTATCACTCGAACGCTGGGCGGAACTCAGATATGAAGTACCGCCACCAATAGGAACGTTAAGGAAATGGGCGCGAAACGGGAATATCTACCCAGCACCAGAGAAGGAAGGCACCCAGTATCGCGTTAGGCCGGATGCGGTTTTTATCCGACCAAATAAATATTGTAAAACGATCAACACAAACCAAAGCAGACACCCGTTAAAAGGGCGATTGATAGAGAGGATTATCGATGGCGAGGCCGGACAAGTATGACGCTAATTTGCCTAAGAATCTGACCTATCGTAAAGCCAGGAAGTCATATTCCTGGCGCAATCCCGTCGACGGAAAAGAGATATCTCTGGGTAAAATTTCGCGCAGGGAAGCGATCGCCCAGGCCATTGAAGCAAATCACTACATCGATAAAAATTACACTCCAATCGCCCTACTCGAACAACTGAAAGGTACTAATGAATACACCATGGCCAGCTGGCTCGATCGGTACGAAATTATCCTGCAACGACGCAAGCTGGCGACCAATACTTACAAAGTTCGCGCCGGACAGCTGGCGACCATTAGAGAATACTTTGGCGTAATGATACTGGCCAGCATAACCACCCGAGATGTGGCTGAGTTTATTGATCGCTGGACGGAGTGCGGCAAAACAACGATGGCAGGAACCATGCGATCAGTACTGTCTGATGTTTTCCGTGAGGCCGTTGTGGAAGGGCGTGTTGATTCCAATCCTGTGGACCCAACTCGAGCACCGAAAATTAAAGTGCTGCGCGAACGCCTGGAATATGAAATGTTTGTGGCCGTTCGTGCTGGTGCAGAGCGCATGCCAGCATGGTTCGGCCTAGCGATGGATCTCGCCCTGGTCACCGGTCAGCGACGTGAAGACATCGCCCGGATGCGCTTCAGTGACATTAAAGATGACCGACTGTACATCGAACAACAAAAAACCGGGTCTTGCCTTGCTATCCCACTTTCACTGACGTTGAAAGCATCCGGCCTGAGACTGTCGACCATCATCGATCGCTGCCGGCTTGTCAGTCGATGCGATTTTTTGATAAGCCCCGGGATCAGAAAAAACAGCGAAGACGGAAGCATAAACCTGGACAGTCTGACAAAAGGTTTTGTGAAAGCACGAAATTTTTCTGGTCTAAAGTTTTCAGAAAACCCACCTTCATTTCATGAAATTCGGAGTCTGGCGGGAAGGATGTATGAGAAGGAATTCGGGAAGGATTTTGCGCAAAAACTGCTGGGGCACAAGTCAGAAAAAATGACTGAGAAGTATCTTGATACGAGAAAAAAAGAGTATGTGCTGATCTAATTTTTCTTCGTAAATGAATTGTGAATGTTAAAAATGGTGTGGTATAACGAATAAAGACCGAATATTTGAATTCGGACAAATTTCGGACATTTTCGGACATGGAGTCCTAAGTGACTGAAATTAAAGCCCGAGAAAAAGAGACCGAATACGATTCCTGTATTCGGTCCAGGGAAATGGCTCTTGGGAGAGAGCCGTGCGCTAAAAGTTGGCATTAATGCAGGCTAAGTTACCCTGCCATTTAAGAATAGATGACAGCGCCAGGTTTTCCAGTCCGCGACTAAAGTGGCCGGAAAAAAAGGACGTTTGTTACGCATCCAAACGCAAAAACCGCAAGTTCTCGTGTGAGATCCTTGCGGTTTTTTATTGGAAATCAGAGCGCTACATCTGACAATTAGCAGAGCTTTTCTGCACGCTCCACAAACGGTGCCAGGCTCATTTTTTCGCCCGGTTTCGCCGGATCATCAATCTGGATAATCTCGATCGGCTTTGCCGTGGTTTTTCCGCTCTCCATCTGCTGTCTGGCAACATCATTCAACGGGTATTGCACCAGCGTACTGGGATTGATGACATACAGCGCGTTACCCGGGCGGCAGGTCAGCATCACCTCTTCCCGATTAAACGCCCACTTATCTTTGCCAACCTCAAAACGGCTGACGGTAATGACCTGCGGCGCAGCCAGCGCGGCTCCGGAGCTTGCCAGGAGTAATAAAGAGATAATGATTTTTTTCAT